CAAGGATCGGGCGGCTGTTTTGGCCTATTCCTCGACAGAGTATAAGAACGAAGCCGCGTCTCTGCAGAAGCTAACCCAGGAGGAGCGCGTCGCTGCTGAGACAGCGAAAGCCATGGAGAAGGCCCAGGAGCGGCTGGCCCGTGCTATTGCCGCTACCAACCCAGACGTACAGAAGCTGGTGGAGCAGTACAAGAAGCTGGAGAAACAGCAGCGCGAAGCGACTACGGCGGGCGGCCACTGGTCAAAGCACATTGCCGGCCTCAACCAGCTTACCGCCAGCTTCCGCGCCGCCCTGTCAGGCGTGGGCATGGGCTTTGGCATCTACACCAGCGCGACGATCGTGGCCGCGTCCGCCACCTACGGCCTGGTCAACGCCGTCAAGCAAATCGTGGCGGTCGGCGCCGAGTTCACCAAAGAGCTGTCCGTGGTCAACGCCGCGATGGGTCTGACCGCCGAACAGTACCAGACACTGGAAAAAGCCTCCATCGAGATGTCCGCCTCGTCGCGCTACTCAGCGACGCAGGTCGTACAGGCGTTCCGTGAGATGGGCATGTCCGGCTTCGAGTACCAGGAAGCGATGGAGGGTGTGTCGTCCGTCCTGACCCTGGCATCCATCGGCATGATGAGCTTTGGCCAAGCCTCTGACATCGCGACCAACGTCCTGTACGGCTTCGGCCTAGAGGCCGCCGATCTGTCCCGGGTGGTCGACGTCATGGCACAGGCCGTCACCGACAGTGCGCAGACGGTCGAACAGCTCGGCACCACGATGTCTTACATCGCGCCGGTGGCCCAGGCGTTTGGCGTCTCCCTGGAAACGGTCACCGCTGCTACCCAGGTCCTGGTCAATGCCGGCATCAAGTCGAGCCGCGCTGGCACTGGCCTGCGGCGCGTCTTCACCGCCTTGTTCTCTGACAGCGAAAACGTCACCAAGCAGCTTGGTGAGCTGGGCGTAACCGTCAACACTATGGCGGGCGACATGGATGCGGAACTGGTGCGGGTGCTGAAGGCCGTCTACGCGGCGACGAATGGCGCCACGACGGGCATCGGCAACCTCACCAAGGCGATCGGCCTGTACGGTGTCCCCAGCTTCCTGGCCCTGGTCAAGTCGGTTGGAGATGGCTCAGAGTCATTGGAAGACATTACGGCGAAGTTGCGCGGTGCTGGCGGCGCGGCCTATGAGATGAAGAAGCGAATCGAGGACAACCTGGCGATCGACTTCGAGAAACTGCAGGCGGCTATCTCCGCTGTGCAAGAGAAAATCTTCATGCTGTTTGGGGAATCGTTGCGTGATGCGACCCAGGCGCTGACGGCGTTCCTCCGGGGTTTTGCTGAGAACGAGGCGGGAATTAAGCGTTTTGTTGAGGAGTTGAAGGGGCTAGTTGAATTGCTTGTGTGGTTAGCTGGGGCCTCTCTGCTGGGCGGAGTGATTGTGCTGTTCGTGCGCTTCGGCCTGGCAGTGAAGGCGGCCACTACGGCAGTGGAGGGCCTCTCTCGCGGCATGGTTCTCTTTGACGCGATTGCGACGAAGTCGGTGCTAGGTTTGGGTCTGAAGCTAGCCGCTGGATTAGCCGCTCTGTGGCAGGGAGCCGAGGTGTATAAAGAACTGGCTTCTGTGTTACCGCAAGTTACCGAGGAATCCTTGGCTTTGTCGAAGGCGCAGGAGGCACTCAATGAAGAAATGGGCAACGTAGAAATCAGCAAGAGCGTTGAGGGTTGGGCAGTCAAGGCAAAAGAGATTAAGCAGAGCCAGATTGAACTGGAAAAGCAACTGAAGAAAGTCCGCGCCGAATGGGAGGCGGCTTCTGAAGCGGCGATCAAGTTTATGGATACCGGGCAGGAAGGCACCGAGTCTTATGTTAGCAAGATGGAGGACTTGGAAGAGAAAGAGAGAGAGCTATCTAAGAGCTTGGACAACACGGCCAAGAGCTTTAAACGCGCTATGGCTGACCTTATTGATGCACAGATTAACGCGATCAAAAACAGAAAAGTCGAGCTGGAAGTCAACATTACGGTGGGACAGGCCGAGTTAGAGGCCGGGCTGCAACTGCTGAAGGAACAAGCAGACGTCATACGCAAAGCAAAATCAGATATTACCATGAATGCGGTAACCCCCTGGGGAGCTATATCAGGCAGAGAAGACCCGGAAAGAATTGTTGAAGCACTAGCGGCCATCAACCCGGTTCTAGCAAAGCTGTATGCTGATATGGAAGCTCTCAAGAAGAAGCTCCCTGAAATGCGGGCTGAGCTAGAGCTTCTTAATCGTACAGGCGATAGCACTGTAAAAATTCTTGAGAGACAGGCAAAGGGATACCGCGACTATGCCGACGCGGTCGAATATGTCACTGACACTGCCGGAAATAGGCTCGGTATTGTGCTGTCTGAGGTTGGTAAAAGAAGCCTATTTTCTACGACCGCTGCATTAGAGCAGGTAGACCAGGCCATAGCAAAGGTGACGGAAGCGAATAGGCTAGAAGCCCTGTCGGTGGAGGCCAAGATAGCCCACTACAACTACGCAGTTAGTATGTACAAAATCTACGTCGAAACCTTAAGAACTTCCGCAGGGGCCATTGCTGAAGTAGAGACCAAGATCAATGCCCTGCAAGACGCGCAAAACAAAGGGCCGCTGAATTATGAAGACGACGTTGAATTAAAAAGGCTGCTCGCGATGCGCGAGGGATATGCGGCTTTGCAGGTAGCGGTCTCACAGGGAAACGCTCAGTTCATAGAGAACATGGAGGCACTCGGTAAACTAATAGCCAAGCGCACGGACGACATGATCAAGCTGAAGCTAAAGCTGGTTGACTTACTGAACACACCGTTTGAGGGCGACTTCGTTGACACCTTGAAGGGTCAGGTTGATTTCCTGTTAAAGGAAACTGACGCCATGGTGGCGAAGTTCTCTGCCACCACAGAAGCATTCGTTGAGATGGAAAATGCGGTCTCTTCCGCTGTTACCGGCATGTCTCGCTCAGGCGGCATGTCTCGCTCAGGCGGCGTGACCTACCCGCGCATGGAAGGGATGCCGTCCATGCAGGGGTACGAGAAGCTGAAGATTTCGCAAGACGAATACATCAAAGTCGTGCGAGAGTCCATCGGGCTTAACTCGGCGCAAGAGGCATCGCTGCGGAGCCTGCTGCCGTATTTAGATCAGCTAGCTGAGAAGCACAATCTCAATCGTGAAGCGTTGGTCTCACTCATAGCACATGAAAGCGCGTTTAATAAACTCGCCGTTAGCTCGGCAGGAGCTATGGGCTTGATGCAGGTGATGCCAGAGACTGCTAGAAAGGTCGCCGAGAAATACATGGGTGCATTTGACCAGGCCGAGTACGCCTCCATGGAAATGCGCTATAACATGGAGCTTGGCACTCAACTTATGGTAGAACTGCTGGGACGCTATAAAAACAATTGGCAACAAATGCTGGCTGATTGGAATGGCGGCCCTAGGCAGGCAATGAAACTAGAGCAGGGTAAAGGGTTAGGTAGCCTGCATCCAGAGACAGCCGGGTTGGTAGATGACGTAACCCAGAAGTATCTCAGGCTTGACGCAGCCATGAAGAACGCTACCGCGACCACTTCTGAGCTCAACGATGAGACCAGGCTGGAAAACGAGCTACAGTCAGCCGTGGCTGCAGGACTGGCGGATAACACCTCTGGCCTTAACAACACTGCGGAAGCAACCGCATCGCTTGCCGACCAAACTAACGAACTGCAACAAGCCTCCGCCGGCTTAACAGAAGAGCAGCGGGGTTCCGCCAACGTCGCACTGCAACAAGTAGCTGCGCTCATGAAAGCTCGGCAAGCATATGCTCAGCTAAAGGTGACCCTTAAAGACTTTAAGGCTTTGCAGGAACAGGAGGTGGTGGCCCGCAGCAAAGCCCTGGAAGCCGAAAAGAAGTTACAGGATCTGCTGGCGCGCACCAACAACGGCAGAACCGCTACCGATATGCAAATCGAGGAGATGGAAAAGCTGCGAGATTTCCAGAAGCAGTTCACTGACCAAGCCAATAAGCTCTACGAAAAGCAGGGGGACGTAACCGAGGAGCTGGTGAAACAAGGCGTCGTAATGAAAGGGCTGTATGACTACAGTGAGCCGCGCTTGCAGGCTCTGTCCGATGGTTACGACTCGGTCAATACCCGCTCACGCGCCTATCGACTGACGATGTTCCAGATCATGCAGCTGGAGGAGAAGGGCTACCTGACCAAGACGGAAGCCATGTTGGCCCGTATTGACGCTTCCCTGGCCAGCCTGCACCCGCTCGCCAGAGACTTCGCGGAGAATATCTCTAACGCCTTTAAGGTTTTGCTGCTGGAGGGCGGCAATAGCAAGGA